GTCAAGATCATTCTCTGGGCGTGTCGCAAAATGTGTGACCAATGCGGTTGCCACTGCACCACAAACAACCGCCTGACTTGCCCGCCGACCAATAACCCAACCGCCGTCACCGCGACGCAATTGAACGGCTGAAAGCATTTCTTCGGTCAATTGAGATTGTCCACGGTGTTTCAAGCGACCTGAATTGATCGCGCTGAGCATTTCGTCGCACGCCTGCGGATAAAACCCGTCCATGTCGAAAACGGGAATGCCAGCAGGTGCAAGGCGCGCGGCGACGGCTGCGCTGGTCTTGCGACTATAAAGCACGTATTCGGTTGAGTATTTGCGGGCATAATCTGCCAGGTCGTTAGCAATTGCTTTGTCGTCCAATTGCAATTCGTTTGACCAGGTGTGAAGTAATTTCACAACAAAGGTTTCGTCGCCTAATTTTTGCGCGCCGACCAAACTTGCGTGCTTTCTGTCAGGTGATAGATCAATTGCAAGCCAGGTCAATTTCTCAGGGTCAAGGTCTGAAGTCTTGTCAACGCAATTGCCCCAACTGGCAGCGTCCACGGCTGATGAAATGGCAACAACCCAGCGGCACAACACTTCAGTCATGACCACGTCAGCAGGGTCGTTCAAAACTGACTTAATGTTGTCGGGGTGGATTGTGATTCCCATTGCTGGGTTTGAATAACGTGCATTTTCCACACTGATTTCGTCGGTTGGTGCTGACCATTCAAAATAGCCAATTTCGTCATCTGCCCCAGCGATACGGGCGAGCGCGCGGTTTCTGAAATCGTTCAGCACGACACTTGAATGGTCACCCGCGTTTGTGTACGCCATGACCAAAGGATTGCTTGCCGCCATAAGGGTGTAACGCAGGGAAGCAAAACTTTCAATGTCATTCATTTCACGTAATTCATCAAGATGAATGGTGGACGGTCTACTTACGCCGCGAGCAGCTGAACCGCCTGCACGCACAATGAACCGATTGCCCGAAAGGGTTTCGATTTCCTCGCCGCCGTGTTGCCAACGAATTTTCTTGACCTGTTTTCTTAGGTCGTCGTTGCCGTCAATGATTTGAACCATTGCCCTGAACTGTTCCAATGATGTGGACAGGCGGTGCGCCGACCCGATCTGCAATTGTTCGTCCCAAAGGAACAAACCACCCAAAATCCTGATTTGCTGCAAAAATGACTTGCCATTTTGGCGTGCGACCACAATGCAATTGATCGGTGAAGCCCAGCGTCCGTCAGGCTTGATTTTGTGGGTATTTATGAGCGCAAATTTCTGCCATTCCATTAAATCGATCTTCAGGCTGCTGGCTAAATCGATCAATTCGCCGCCGCGTGAGGGTAGGTCATTCAACGGCGTGTGGATTCTAGGCGTGGAAACACCCGTTAAAACGGGCTTGTCGCAGGTCGAATCAGTAGACCGATTCAGGTCATTTGGGAACGGTTCAGTCATGTTCGTGGCTTACAGACGCGTTTGAAGGCTTCTTTGACCCCTTTGAGTCGTTTTGGGGGGAAACAAATCCCGGAAGGGTCAGGGGTGTTGCGTGCGTATTAAAAAACCGCCCCCCCTTCAATAAATTGCAACTTTTGCACAACGTTTGCAGGTTGTCCTCAATGTCGGCATTGCCTTCACCAAATGCGTGTCTTGGGATTATGTGATCAACGTGGTTGCCTTCAGCCCCACACAACTGGCATGAATACCCGTCACGGTGCAATATCTTCAAACGAAGTTTGCGCCATGTGTGTGTTGAACCATTGTCTTTCAGTGCGCTTGCCATTAGTAGTACCCATGTTTCATGTGAAACGTCCACGCATTGCATGGCGTTTGATAACGAATTGTGACATAGCGAATGGTTGCGTCTATCTGTCTAAATGGGTCAAGGTCACGGTAGTGCTTTGATCTCATTTGACCCAGTCCGTAATGACTGCCATTGCGTGCAGTGTATGACCACCGTGATTCCTTTGTAATGATCTTGTTGAAGCACTGGAATTCCTTATAGTCAAGAATCCTTGAATGTGCATAAAGTTTCAAATGATCTATTGAATAGTTAGCTGCATTTGCATTGAGTATGCCCGTTATTGAAAGCACTGCCGTTATGGCATAAACCTTGCCCATTAGATCGATTCGCCCTCGCGCGCTCACCGCCTCAGCGGCGCGCTTCAAGCGATTAGATCGTAGCGCACCTGTCAAGTGATTGAATAACTTACGCATAGCGTTGGGCGTGTCCCACACCTTTTGCACGCTTGTGGATAACTCTTGTGCATAACTTTTAACGTGTGATGATTTCAATTGAACCCCAGCCTTCCCGTTTAATGTGAAGTTTTGCCATTTGCATACGTCGGTGATGATCGACAACTATCTTGCGTGGTGCTGGGAAATCTCTATTTTTTTGAACTTCAAGGCATGTTTCTAGCCTTGTATCAAACACAACCAGTTTTGTCTCAATGCCTAGACGATCAGCCAAATTAAGCCAAAACCGTCTATGCGTTTGAATGGTGTGTGTACCGTCGGCAATAATGTATTTGCCCGCTTCAGCTGCCTTGACCGCTTTCATGCGTTGTAAGCCCATAAATGCTGCAATGTCCAATTCACGGTTGACCCGTACGGCTTCGGTGTTGAAAACGTATTCAAACCCCGATTTGTTTTTTGTCACCCAGGTTGATTTGCCTGCCCCTGGTGCGCCCATAAGTACCACGATCATTGATTCACCTGTTCAAATACATGTTGACCAAGCGCAGGAAGTACGCAATTGCGTAGCACCTGGCGTTTGTTGGGCAGTTTGTAACCGTCTAAGTTATAGCCGTGCAATGCCTGTAATTGTGGAATTTGTGCAGCTCGCAAGTTGTCCTTTTCAAACACTAGGTCAGCAATGTCAAAGTTTGCCCAAAAGTAGTGACGTTGAAGGTCAGCGGTAGGCGGTACAAATGGCGTGTAGTACGGCTTAACGTTTTCCACAACCCACTGACCTTTGAAATTGTATTGAAGGAAAATGATTTCCTGCCATAACTTCATGTCTGCATAGATTGGCTGAACGCCCCTAAATCGCACACCAATGTTTTGTCTGAAGCTGCTATGCGACTGACAAGGCGGTGAAGACCAAATGAAATCAAATTCATTGAAATGGTCGATTAGGTATTGATGAGCGTCGTCGACGATAACCGTGTCATTTGGAAAGTGATCTGCATACACTTTCGCAATGTCTGGGTCGTACTCAACGGCAGTGATTTCGTGTTCGTCGCCCCACAATTTGCGATTTCCACCGATACCCGCGTAAAGGTTCAAAATTTTCACTGGTGACCCCAGCCTTGACCCTTGAATGAAATGCCAAAAGTTGAGTACCTGCGACTCATGTTTGCCCCGCAGCAGATTGGTTGGTTTTCGTCATGGATTGACTTATCCACTTCAACACGGATTTTGCACACCGTGCATTCAAACTCATAGATTGGCATTTGAATCCCCTATCTGCGCAACCCCCATGACTTCGCACTTCGTGCATTGGATTACTTCGACACCTTCGGGCAGATTGTCGGTTATTTTGTGAACCAGCTGCACCGTGATCTTCTTGCATTTTCTGCATTCAAATTGCACTTTGTCCATAGTTGGATTTCCTTAAATTTTCGATTGGCTGAAGATTGATTTGGGTGACCCACCAATTTGGTTGCTTACTGTGTCGATACTTCGGGCGTTGTGCCATTGCGATTGGAATCCACCCTGCAATGAAGTAGTGGGGCGATTGACCAGTGACCAGCACTGCAATGTCGTTTGGTCTGTCGTACTCGTGAACGATCAATTGCCCGGCAACGTACTTAGTCCACCGCACTTCGATCGCATTTCCTACGTCAGCCTTTGTTTTGAATTTATTTTCATACGGGTTAAACGGGAGATCGAAGTATTTTGCAACAACCCATTCGCTGCCAATTGCTTCAGCCGATTCAACCAGGTATTCAAATGTTCCCAATTCCTTTTGGTGACGTTGTGGGTTGTCCATAAATTTACGGTTGTCCACCTGCAATTTGACCGCTGCTAGCATGCAAACGGTTTCTTCTTCACGGGTCAATGTCATTTTCACCGACACTCACCACACAACCAAGCAAGTTTTTCGCCTGCCTGCCCGATTTTGTAACCAAATGGGTCAAGTTTCAGCAACTTAGCGCACCCGTCGCATTGCTCGACTTTGTATTCGGCGATTACTTCACCATTTTGCAGCAGTCTTGCCGTCATGGATTGTGGGTAGATGATTTCCACTAAATCGCTCATACCTGGGGCTTCCATTTTCCGTCGCTTGCTAGGACGTACCAGTTTGGCGCGCATTGCGTTGCCTTTGTGCGCTCAGTGCAGAAATACCCGCCCCAATTTTTCGGTGCGCCTTCGTGGGCTTGCTTCCAAATGCGGTGACCATGACTGCACTGCGGTGCTTCTTCTACCAATTGCCCGCCCAATGTTTTGGCAATTTCGTCCATTGATGAACCCAATGACGGAATGCCTGATTGTTCGGCTTCAGCTGCCGTTTTGTAACTAGGCACGTCGCCAAACTTCTTTGACCAGGGGTCATAATCGTCAGCCGTAGATTTGGCAACGGTTGTGCTGATCGTTTCAACTTTTTGCATGTCCTGAAGGGTTGGACGCTTGTCCGTACCCAATAGCAAACCAATGCAACGTCCAATGCTGGACGTGACTGTATCTTCAACAAAAAACTTTTTCATTTGCACGTTGTAGGTTGCGACATTGCCGAAGGCGTAATCAATCGCTGAAGGCTTTTGATCTTCATACTCTTTGAATATTTGGGTTTGGACTAGTATGAAACCCTTTTCAGCATTAAATTCAATGATGTTGTTTTCTATACGCCCTGACGGGTGTGTTTCCCAAAACCGTTTAATTCGTGTTGCTACGTCTTCGTAGTTGTCCAGGAAGCCCGCCATTAGTCAGCCACCTTGTTTGAAAGGTGACGGCTGATTGCCTTACGTCGTGCCATGCCTTCGCGCTTGCCTTCTTTGAAGCCTTTTGCGTATCCCGCAGCGGCTGAAATCACCATAAGAATGACGACAAGCACTAAACGACCCAGCGTTTGCGGGTCAAGTAGATCAAGTACCATTTTGAATTCTCCCGATTCTAGGCGGTAGGACTACCACCTGAGATCAGGGTGACGCATGATTGGCGCGCGGTCAAGAACCTTGCGTGTTTGTCGGCGTGTCTTGCGGCTTTGGCTTTGATTTCAGTCCATTGCCAGCAAGTACCCCACCCAATGAACCAGTCAAGAAAATTGCCAGGGTTTTTAATAGATCGATAAAGGCTGCGTCGTTCGGTGCTTGCGCGCTGACTGGTTGAGTGACAAAAATGAGTGCGTAGGTTATGCCAACGGTTACAACTAAAAACACTGCTGCAAGGGTTGAACCAATTATCAAAATCAGCTGCGCGTGGATTTCTTCGGGTGACTTACGGCGTGCGGGTCTGTTCCGATTCAATTCCAAGTAGGTCGTCAGTGCATGTTCCAGTGGGGAGACATTGCGGTTTTTGGCAATGCGCTTTTGACCAGTTGTCGAATTCTTGACATTCATAACGTACCCACCCCTGATACCCGCAAGCGGACTGGGTTAGTGCAAGTGCCCAAACCAACCCAGCCGCTGCGAATCGTCGGTTCACTTCCCCTTAGAACCGAAGGCTTTGTCGTTTGGGTTTAACCAGCGCAAAACAACTGGTGCAACCGCTGCAATTCCTGCCATTGCAAGGGTCTTAGGGTCAGTCACGCCCGCCATGTATAAGGCAAGTGCTGCTGCCATGAATGAACGCGCCCATGACGCGATCAAGGCTTTGGCTTCGACCATTTTTTTGTCTCCTTTTTTGGCTTCGCTGCCGTTGTAGGTATTTCGATCTTTGGAAATTCTCCCTTATAGGGCACAAACTTTGGAATACCAAAACCGACGATTTCCTTGCCTTCACCGTACGAACGAACCTTGACCATGACCATTCCGCCATTGCGCTGGTCGCCTGTCCCGCTGGTGTTGCCTTCGATCGTCAAGCATGTCTTTGTGTCGATTAGTCCTACAACAATTCCAATGTGTGAAATGCGGTCAACGCCGTCATGCGGAAAGTCCATGAAAGCCAGGTAACCCAATTGCGGCATACCTGACCAACGCTGAATCTCTTTGAACTTATGTGCGCCGATTGCAGTTGAAACAACTGAATGAATCTTTACGCCAGCCATGTGGCAAACGTAGTTGACGAAACTTCCGCACCAGGGCAAACCGTCTGCCTTTGTAAATTTGCCGTACTTTGTCAGGTTGTCGCCTTCTTCAATTGTGCCCACTTCAGCTGCTGCAACTTCGATCAGGCGTGCATTTGTACCTTGTGGGTATGTCATGAAAACAATAATTCCAATTCGTCTTGTGTCAAACCTAACCGCTGCAACAATGCAGATTTTTCGGCTGCTTTATCAGCGTCTTGTTGTGCTTTCCACGCGTCATACTGCGCAAAACCCGCTTCAAATTCTGATTTTGTTAGTGGTTCGGCATGAATAAATTGGATACTGTCAAAATCATCTTCAACAATAACCCAACCCCCATTTGGTCGCAGCATTGTTAAAACGTCTGATCCTCTTGCCATTATGCACCTATTTCTAGCAACATGATTGTGCTCATTGTTGGATAGCCTGAGTCATAATCTTGAACCCATGCTTTTGCGTTGTTGTTCACTGACATAAAACGCGTCTTATAAGTTGTTGCAGATGTTGTCGCTGGTGAGTCTAAGTATGACGCTGAAGCACCAAAACCCGAACGTGTGCCTGTTGTGCCGTCATAGCCAATTTTGCTAATTGTCAATAAATCTGTTGCGTCGCGCATTAATTTGATAACGCAATTTGTGTTGTTAGTTTCTTTTCCACAACCATTTTGTGAAACCAAAACCAAAACTTTGCTGGTGCTTGATGACGGGGTGATTGAAGCACTCAAACCTGTGTCCGCGTAAGTGCTCGTTGAATTGCTGGTGTAACCAGTAGCAGTGCCCATGACTACCTGTAAAACCTTGCCACCGCCAGCGGGCGTCACCCATGCAGGTGCGCCGCTGCTTACTGTTAAAACTTGACCAGTTGAACCAATACCAAGTCGGTCAAACGTTCCCGCGCCTGTTCCTTTAATTAAATCGCCAGCAGTCGTTATTGCAGTTGCCATTGAATTTGTCACTGTGACTGTTCCTGATGTGCCACCGCCTGAAATTCCAACGCCAGCGGTTACACCTTCAATGTCACCAGTTGTGCCGTTTTGCCATGCTGGAACGCCAGCGACAACGGCTAAAACCTGACCGTTCGTGCCGATAGGCAAACGCGTGTTTGTGTTTGCCGTTGCTGATGAATAAGCAAGATCGCCAAGCGTTGTGCCTGGTTGCAATGCCTTCAGTCGTGTGTCAACGCCTTGCAATGCAACGTCGAAATCGGCTGGAAGGTCTGTGACCAAGTCGCTCGACGTTGGAAGCACAAAACCATAGTTGGTTGTTGGATTTGCCATTTGTTCCCCTTTTCTACGCCACTATTGTGGCATTTGCCCAGTCTAAAGTCGGCGACACGCTTGACCATGTTTCAGTCACTGGCACGTCATTCCAGCGCATTGCCTGCAATGAATAAGCCAA